CGAAGGCGGCATCCCAGTCCCCGTCGATCCTCAGCCGAAACTCGTTATGAACCCATACCCGGAAACCACTCTGTTCGAGTGGATCTGGATGACGATGGAAGCTCTTACCGTCACCGGCAACGGATTTGGTTACATCACCGCACGGAACCCGGACGACACCCCCAAGGCGATCATGCCGGTGCATCCCGACTTTATGACCGTGACCGTTGCGCCCAAGAACGGCTGGATGGAGCCGACCTACCTAGTGGACGGAACCAAGGTTCCCTCCGCTGATGTGGTTCACATCAAGCGGTACCCAGTAGCCGGTGCCGCGCTCGGGTTGTCTCCGGTGCAGCGCGCAGCCGCAGCAGTCGGAATTGCCTTGGCTGCTGAGCGATACGGCCTGAACTACTTCAAAGACTCTGCGAATCCCTCATCCGTTCTGGAAACCGACCAGTCGTTGGATACAGACCAGACCAAGGGTGTGATGCAACGGTGGATAGCTTCCCACTCCGGTCGTCGCCGCCCCGCGATCCTCACCGGCGGTCTGAAGTGGAAGCCAATCGCGATCACACCCAACGAATCCCAGTTCCTCGAAACCCGCCGCTACCAGCGCGGCGAGATCGCGATGCTCTTCCGCATTCCACCCCACATGATCGGTGACACCGAGAAATCCACCAGCTGGGGCACGGGTATCGAGCAACAGACCCTCGGCTTCGTGAAGTTCACGCTCCGCGCATGGCTGACCTGCATCGAGCAAGCTCTCTCACTGCTTCTGCCGAAGGGGCAGTACGTCAAGTTCACCCTGGATGACCTGCTGCGCGGCGACATGAAGTCCCGGTTCGAGGCGTACAAGATCGGCCGCGAAATGGGCCTATACGACGTGAACGAGATCCGCGCCAAGGAAGACCTTGGTCCAGTGGAGAACGGCCATATCCGGCTACAGCCCATGAACTACGCGCCCCTGGGATCTGTGCCGACAACAGACGGCGCCCCTGCCGGCCATCCCGAGCCAGAAGAGACCCCCGAAGAAGAACCTGCCGCCGAACCCGACGAGGACGAAGGCGACCCAGGACAGGAGGACCAATGAACCCCAAGGTAATTCGTGCTGACCGGGAGAACCGGAAGGACGTATGGGAGCACCGCTCCATCCCGATGTTCGATCTGCGCTCTGAATCGAATGGCGGCAGCCTGAGGCTTACCGGGTATGCCTCCACGTTCGAGCCCTACGAGATGTACGGAGGCCCCGCCAACGGCGGCTGGATCGAACAGCTAGACCGGGGCGCCTTCAACGCCACCCTCCGCGAGGACCCGGACGTGCACCTACTGATCAACCACGAGGGAATGCCGCTGGCGCGTACCAAGTCAGGGACCCTCCAGCTGAGCGTGGACCGTACCGGCTTGCTGACGGATTCGCTGCTCGACCCGCTGGATCCCGACGTGCAGCGGCTCGCACCCAAGATGCGCCGCAAGGACATGGACGAGATGTCGTTCGCGTTCCGCGTCAAGAACCAGGAGTGGAAGTCCACCCCCGAGTTCCCCGACGACGAGTACGCCTACCGGTGCATCACCGAGGTATCCCTGCACAAGGGAGACGTGTCGGTAGTGAACTTCGGCGCCAACCCCACCACCTCAGCGGAGTTGAAGTCCGTAGACGAAGCCTTGGCGATGCTCGCGGAATGCGACCCCCGCCAGCTCGCGGAAGCACGCTCCGGCCAAGACATCCTGCGCCGCGCCCGCGCCGCGCTCGACAAGCTCGGCGGAACAGTCCGTATCGGCGGCCCGGTCGGAATGGCAGCCGACGACCTCAGACGTTCCGCTGCCGCTGCTGCCGCCGCCTCAGATGCTGCGGCGGAAGCGAACCGGCGCCTCGCCGAATCTCGGCAACACGCAGACGCCGCCCCGAAGGGTATGTCGCTACGTGAAGCGCTCACGCGCCAGGGTTTCGCCAGCGAGGACGGAAAGAGCCTCACCCTCGATGAAGCACTTGCCCAGAGCGGCAAGTAAACCCCGCGTGTAGCGGTAAACCGCTACACCGCTCCAGATTCCACCCGCCCACCGCCAAATCAAAGGCCTCCCAGCTCGGGGGGCCTTTTTCGTGCGCGGGTCGAACAGCCGCCACCCGCCCGGTGGCCGCTGGTGCCCAGCTCGGGCCGCCAATCCATATCCGAACCACCCCAACGAATTTGGGGACAATCCGAAAGGAGGGACGCTCCCATGGAGGAACGTCTCAAGCGGCTCATCGCGCTGCGTGCAAAGGCAGGCGACGAGCTGGAGAAGCTGATGGCTGAGCGATCGGCCATTACCGACCTCGTCAAGGAAGAGGCTCGCGAAGACCTCTCCACCGAGGAGGACACCGAGTTCCGCGTCAAGAGTGCGGAAATCGCCAAGAAGCAGACCGAGTGCGAAGGCTTTGACGAGCGGATCAAGGAGCTGTCCGAGGAGATCGAGCGCTCGGGCCGCCTCAACGAGAACGCGACCAAGGTCCGTAAGGCAATCGCCCGTGTGGACTCCGTCAAGGAGGCTGCGGCGTACGAGAAGGGCAATGGCCGTTCGTACTTCAAGGATCTGCTTCGCCGGTCCTTGAACATGGATCAGGACGGTCAGGCCACCGAGCGACTGCGGCGCCACGCCGTTGATGTTCAGGGTCAGGAGTACCGCGATCTGGACCGCGTGGACGGCAATGGTGGCTACTTCGTACCGCCGATCCACCTGGTGAGCCAGTACATCGAACTCGCCCGCTCTGGGCGTGCTTTCGCCAACCTGGTTCAGCAGCAGCCCCTCCCGGCTGGAACCGACAGCATCAACATTCCCAAGGTCACGCGGGGAACGCTCGTCGGGATGCAGACGGCCGACAACGCCGCCGTGGCTGAGCAGGATCTCCAGGACAGCTCCATCCGGGCGGACGTGCGGACCGCCGCCGGTTCGCAGGATGTAGCGATCCAGCTACTTGACCAGTCGCCCATCAACTTTGACGAGGTCGTGTTCCAGGACCTCATCGCCGATTACGGCACCAAGGTTGATCTCCAGGTGCTGGCAGGCAGCAATGCGGCCGGTCAGGTCAAGGGTGTCCACAACACCCCGGGCATCCAGGCAATCGCCATCACGGCGTTGACGCTCCAGTCGTTCTATGCGGCTATCGCGGACGGGATTCAGCGGGTGCACAGCTCCCGCTACCTGCCCCCGACGCACATCGTGATGCACCCGCGTCGGTGGGGCTGGCTGACCGGTCAGCTGGACGGCGATCTGCGCCCTCTGGTTCTGCCTGCCGGTCGCAGCCTGAACAACGTCGCCACCCTGGACGCGGTCGCGTCGCAGCAGGTTGTCGGCGAGCTTCAGGGCCTCCCCGTGGTGACCGATCCCAACATCGGCACCGTCTACGGCACCGGTACCAACGAGGACCTGGTGTACGTGGTTCGGGCGAACGACCTGCTGCTGTTCGAGTCGGGTATCCGTACTCGCGTCCTCAACGAGGTCGGCGGCAAGAACCTCACGGTGACTCTCCAGGTGTACGGCTACCTGGCATTCACCGCTGAGCGTTACGCGCAGTCCGTGGTCGAGATCTCGGGTCTGACCGCCCCGACGTTCTGACCGTTCCCTGGCCCCCGCCCTGCTGGGTGACCCCCGGCAGGGCGGGTCCGCCAGGCCAACCGATTTGAGGAGAATCCTGATGGCCAAGAACGAGAAGCGAGACTTCGCCAAGGACACCATCGCCGCACTCAAGGCACGCCGCGAACTGCTGGCGTCTGTCGGAGAAGACACCGCCTCGGTGGACGACAAGATTGCCGAATGGGCTGACGCTACCGGCGACAAGGACCCCGCACCCGAGCTCGAAAAGAAGACTGAGCCGGCAGCCCCCGAGAAGGCGGTCCCGGCCGCGCCCGTCACCGCCGCCGCGCCCAAGCCCGAGAAGGCTGCACCTGCCAAGGCCGCGACACCGGCTAAGCCCGGCAACCACACCGGAGACGCGGGCGCCTAAATGGCCGGGAACCTTGTCGAACTCGCCGACCTCACCAAGTTCAACGACGGCGACCCGGAGTTCTTTCTCCGCTGCGCCGAGGCCGGGGTTCGCAAGTACTGCGGCTGGCACATCGCGCCATCCGTGAGGGTGGTTGATCTCCGCTGCGCCGTAGGCCAAATGGGCGTCATCATGCTCCCGTCGCTCCACGTCACCGATGTGGAGAAGGTCATCGTGGAGGACCGGGAGCTCGAGACAACTGAATACGAGTGGGACGCGGCGGGGTTCATCAACCGGAACACGGTGACGTGGCCCCGCCGCTACTACTGGCCGGTGTACGGATACCCGGCCAACCGGCCCGCGCAGGTCACGTTCACCCACGGGTATGAGGACGTACCCATGGACGTGAAGGCCGTAATTCTGGAGCTGGCCGCCAAGGCAATCGAGTTGCCCGCCTCCGCTGCGAGCGAGGTCAAGGGCGGACCCTTCCAAATCAAGTTCGGCGCCGGTATTGGACTCGCGCTTACCGGCCACCAAGAAGACCGGCTAGCTGGGTACCGGATTCAGGTCGTCGGATGATCTTCCCGGAACCCCACAGCATCCCGTACTACGCATTCACCCCGGCGGTACCGGCAGCCGTCGATAGCCACGGCAACGCGGTCGGTGAGGTATCCGAGGACCCGGTCATGCGGAAGGCAATCGCGTTCTACCGGAAGTACTCCCAAGAGCCGATCTCCGCCGACACCGTGGCGCGGTACGTCTCAGAGGTGACGATGCTCGTGCGCAAGCCTGAGCAGTACTTCAACCAGGATGAAGTGGACATCGCGGGCCGCCGGTTCGAGGTCGTCGGGCCGGGCGTAGATGGTGACTGGCGAAATGGGCCATGGGCCAAGTACAACAAGCTGTTCGGCGGCGAGATCCAGCTCAGGCGGGTTGGCTGACATGGCGAAGATCATCTACAACATGCGCGGCTACCGGCGCATCCGGCACCTCCACGCGGAATACGTGAAGAAGAAAGCCGAGGAGCTGGCCGAGGCGTGCGGGCCCGGATACAAGGTCACGATGCAGAAGCGCTCAAATACGCAGCGCCCGAGAGCATTCGTGGAGCCAGAAACAGAGGAAGCCCGCGCTGACGATGCCAAGAACTCCACCCTGATGAAGGCCGTAAACCAGCTGAGAGGCAAATAGGGTGGGCCTGTACCCACCGATGCTTCACCCAGACCTAGAAAAGGTCGCAGGCATCTACCTCACTGGCCGCGCCGAAGTCACCGTCGCGGTGGGTACCAAGTTGCCGCCGACGCCGCCGAACCGCATTAAGCCAGCGCCGTTCCTGCGCACGGAGTTTGGCGGTGGAGGACAGATCAACCCGCTGGAGTTCCGGCTCCACACGATCCTGCACAGCTACAACGCTGACGAAGACGCCGCCGCCGAAACCTCCATCACGGCAACGGCGCTACTCGGATCTGCCTCCGGCGTAACCGTGAATGGTTGGTTCATCAGTCACGCGGTCGCCGACGTACTCACGCACCGCACCCCCGATCCAGAGGTGCCGAACATGGCGCGGTACCGGTCCCAAGCGACCTGGATCGTCACCGGCAAGCCACTCGGCTCGCCGATCACCCCCTAACTCACCGCCGTCGCGCGGGAGAAAACGAGGCCGTCCCGACCGGGGCGGCCTTTCGCATATCACGAGAGGAAAGCCCGCATGGCTCTCAACAATGTGCTGGAGCTGGCCGCCCCGTCTCCGCGAGTTACCGGCGGCATCCTGCGCGCTGCGGTTGGAACCACCTTGCCCACCACGGCAATCGGTGCGCCTGACGCAGCGTTCAAGAACCTCGGACATGTTGGCGTGGACGGTGTTGAGCGCACCGAAGACCGCTCCAACAAGGAAGAGAACAACTGGGGTGGCGACCTAGTCGCCGTGCTCCAGGAGAAGTACGGCCTGGAGTTGAAGTTCAAGCTGCTCCAGGTGATGAACGCTGACGTGCAGAAGGCTGTGCACGGAAGCGGAAACGTCACCGTGACCCCGGCCAGCACCACGAGCGGTGCTGAGATCGCGGCGAAGCTGAACTCGAAGCTCCTCGACACCGGAGCGTGGCTCATCGAAGGGTTCTACAACCTGATCTCGATGCGGCTGGTCATCCCGATCGGTCGTATCACCTCGGTTGGCCCGCTCAAGTGGGTCCACTCCGAGCTGGCCGCCTACGAGTGCACGCTCAAGCCGTTCCCCGACACTGACGGGAACCACGGCTACCAGTACTGGAACGACGGTGTGGTGACCATTTGAGCACCGCACGCAAGGCGCCCGCCAAGAAGGCAGCGCCGCGCAAGGCCGCCGCTACGGCCGCAGGTGAGGACGCCCCCGCTCCGGCGGGGGCCGTCCCGCCGAAGCCGAAGACGGTCTCGCCGTACCCGGATGGCACACCGCTGTACGAATACACCAGCGCCGCAGGGGTTGTGATCCTCTTCCCGAAGATCACAGCTATCGCACCGCCGGACAACGTGTTCTGGTGGGAGCTGTACAACGCCGCGCCCCGTTTCCAACCGTTCATCTGGATGGATCACGCCGACGTGCCGAAGTCCATCCAGCGGAATGTCGTTGAACTGCCGCCGGAGGAGTTCCGCGTGTTCCTTGATGGTTGGTTCGCCGAGGCGAATCTCTCAGCGGAAAAATAGGTGCGCTGACCCGTGTGTTCGGTGATCACTGGCACGCGGTTCAGCGCGACCTTCTAGCCCTGGGATTCCGCGCCAAGGACATCGGAACAGACCTCTCGCTGGATGAGTTCGCCTCGATAGTTCTTGCGCCCCCGGCGAATAGCTCCGTGTTTCTAGCGGTCGGCGGGTGGACGAAGGAAGCCCACCTCATTGCTACCCAGATGGAGCAGAGCGAAGGGCTCATCGAAGTCCAGCGTCGGGTGCCCCGCCCCGGCGTGCCCGAAGAGCCGCCCATCCAGAAGCGAAACCCGAGGCGCGTCGATTCGTTCGACGCGATGACCTTGGAGGAGTTCGAGCGGCTACGCGCCGAGAACTATGCCCGCACACCCCCGACCCAAGGCCGTGTGATCGGCCCCGAAAAGAGAGGAGACCCGTGACCGAAACCATCGAGCTGGCCCGCGTACTGGTCTCACTCTGGCCGGAGGCCTCTCATCTGGATGAGGGTGTGGAGAAGATCGCCGACAAGGCGGAAAAGCGTTTCGGCCGTTCAGGCAAGGTCATGGGGCAGCAGCTCGCATCCGGTCTGGATGAGGGCACCAAGCGAGCCGAGTCCGGTCTCAAAAAGGTGGAGGCGGCCTCCAAAAAGGTGCAGGTTGCCCGGAAGGCCGAAGCCGACGCTGCGGGGCGTCTTGTCGTAGCCGAGGCCCGGCTGGAGGACGTACGCAAGAAGTCCAGCGCCTCTGCCGGCCAACGCAAGGCCGCCGAAGAATCAGTCGAACGCGCCCGTCGCGCGCAGGTGCTCGCGGCGGACAATCTGACACGCGCGCTCAGGGACCAACGTCGGGCCCAACAGGACAACACGGCCGGACACCGCGACTCCGCAGCGGCGGTGAATGTGTTGGGCGGTGCGCTAGGCAGAGCGGGTGCTGCCGCTGATCGCCTTGGCGCGGGCGGCAACGTACTTGGGTCGATGCTGGGCAGGCTGAGTAGCGGTGCGACAGGCCTCGGCGCGGCGCTGGGAACCGCAGAGACGGGGGCAGTGGCTCTCGGCGCGGCGGCGGGCGCTGTCGCGGGCGCTGGTCTCGCTGCGTTGGGCGCCGGGGCTGCTGCCGCTATGAAGCAGCTGTACGACCTTGGCGAGTCGTACGACGAGGTGTTCGACAGGCTGCGCCTCAAGACCGGTGAGACTGGCCCGGCATTGGAAGGCCTCAAGCAAGCCACGATGGACATCGCGAGCCAAGTGCCCCTTACCACTGGGGAAATCGGCTCGATGACCGCTCAAGTCAGCAAGGCGCTTGGGCAAACCGGTGACGGTCTCGTTGAGGTCACCACGAATATCGCCAACTTATCGCGCATCGCCGAGGAACCCATCGACGTACGTCAGCTGGGCAAGGTGTTCAAGGCGTACTCCCTCAAGGATGCGAAAGAGCAAGTAGCCGCGCTCAATTCATTCAAGAATGCTTCTCAGTCCACGCAGATACCCGTCAACGAACTCATTGGGCTGGCTGCAAAGGGCGGCCCGGCCATGCGGCAACTCGGTATGGACCTCGGCAAGGCCACGGCGATGATGGGCGTCTTCGAGGAAGCGGGGATGGAACCGGAGAAGATCATCGCTCCGCTCACCAAGGGTCTCGGCACGCTTGCCAAGAAGGGGCAGAGTGGCCCCGAGGCTCTGCGCACCCTCACCAATGAGATTCAGCGGCTCATCGACGTAGGCGATGAGGCGGGAGCAATCAACCTCGGCAACAAGCTATTTGGTGGCCGAGGCGGATTGCAATTCGTGGATGCCATCCGTCGCGGAGTATTCGATGTCAAGAAGCTCGATGAGGCGCTGTCACATACCGGCACCACCATCCAAGAGGACGTGGACGCCACCGACGACTTCGCGCAGCAGTGGCAGATCCTCAAGAACAAGGCGGCTGGCGCCTTGCAGCCCCTCTCCAGCGAGGTTTTCGACTTCACCAACGAAGCCCTTGGGGGCCTCGGAGATTGGGTGAGCGAGCACCAATCAGACCTCGTGAAGTTCTTCTCGCTCATCGCCGAGGGCGCCGTAGACGCCGGGCGGCACGTCATCATCTTCGCCGCCGACATGATGACAGCGGTCGGCGACATCATCGCCGCCGCAGGCGACGTGGCCGGTACCTGGATGCAGCTGCGTGGCGTCTGGGACCAAGTCCTCGGAAACGACGACAAGGCGCAACAGAACTTCAAACGCGCGCAAGACTTCTTTGCCTGGCAGTCGGGACCGGACAGCCTGTTCGAGAAGGCAAAGCGATGGAAGGACGCCGCCAACAGCGGCGCTGACGAGCTGAACAAGAAGCTCGATGAAGCCGGTAACCAGACCGCCCAAGCACTCAAGTTCACCGAAAAGCTCGGCAAGGCAAAGGCATCCCTCGGCGACGACAAGACCACGGTCTACATCGACTCGAACGCGCCGGAGGTCACGGAGAAGCTCGCCAAGATCGGCCTCCAGGTGAAGGAGCTACCTGACGGCAAGTTCGAGGTCAGTGCCAACACCGAAGAGGGACAAAAGACGCTCGACGCGTGGCGGCAGAAGCAAGGTGGCAAGAAGCTCGAAGTCCCCGTCACCGTGGATACCAAGCAGGCACAGGAGGATTGGGACAACTTCAAGAAGAACATCACAGCACCCGCCCCCGCCCCTTCCCAGCCGCCCGGCGACTGGAGCACCCTGATGCTGCCGCCGCCAGCCGCCCCCCGAGCCAGGGGCGGCATTTATGACGTGTGGGATTCGGTTGCGTCGTTCGCTGGCGGCAAGCTACCCCGCACCGCAATGTTCCAGCCGCCAGTCGCAGGCGCCGGGCTCGTGCAGTGGGCCGAACCATCCACGGGCGGTGAGGCATTCATACCCATTAGGGGCGGGAAGCGCTCCATCGACATCTGGGCCAAGACCGGCCAGATGCTCGGCGTGTTCGACCAGGGCGGTTTCAACAACGTCTCCCAGGACGAGATCAACCGGATGGGCGGCGGCACGGTAAACCTGTCCATCCTGCGGGCTCTGCGCGAATCCAACCCGAGCGCGGTACTCACCAGCGCCAAGACCGATCACGGTGTAGACGGCGGCTACCACCCCAAGGGCATGGCCATCGACGTTGACCCGACCCGCCGGAACCTGGATGCTCTCTGGTCGATGCGTGACCAGCTCGCACAGATCATTTTCGATGACCCGCAAAAGGTTTGGTACAACGTCAACGGCGAACACGCCGAAGGCCAAGCTGCACGCCGCATCTACGGCGAATCCACGATGAAGCAGCACGGGGATCACATCCATGTGGCCGCCCTGCACGAGATCGGCAGCTACGGGCAGATGCCGGGCGGGGGTCGGCAACAGCAGCAGTCCGTGGGCCTCGGTCAGCTGACGCCGGATTCGAGCCCGGATGACGTTGCCTCGGCGATCCTCGGGGAGGCGACGCGTCGCGGGTACAGCCAAGACGAGGCGGTCGCGGTGCTGTCCACGGCGATGCAAGAGTCCGGCCTGAACCCCAAAGCATCTGGCGGGGGAGGTGCGTGGCACGGCGTGTTCCAGCAGGACAACTCCTACACGGGCCGCGATGACCCCAACAAGAACATCGGGGAGTTCTTCAATCGCCTAGATGAAAAGCGCAGTAGCGGTGGTTCATCCAAGGACATCTGGAAGGACATCTTCTGGCTCCAGCAGGCGCCGGGTGCGGCGTCAGCCGAGGCGGCGTACTCCGGTGGCCGGCAGGCATACAAGACGGAGATCCAATCCAAGGCCGGAGCAGCGTCGGCCGCGTACAGCCGCCTCGGAGGTGGTGGCGGTGGAGTCAGCGGGTACGGCTACCAGCGGATGCCAGGTACCGCAGGTTACGACGAAGACGGCAGAGCGGGCTACTACCGGCCGGACGCCAAGCAGGTCCGTGAAGCGCAGGAGCGCGTCACCGACGCCGATCAGAGGGTGAAAGACGCCGATCTGCGCGTCAAGGAGGCAGAAGCCAAGCAGCGGGAACTCACAGCCGCCGCTACTGATCTGGAAGTCATGCAGGCACAGAACGCGGTCGATAAGGCCAAGAACGACGCCGCCAAGGCGCGCCGCGAAGCAGGCGATGCCCGTGACGACCTCGGCGAAGCGCAGCGAGGCAAGTTCACCGCCAACAAGGAAGGCAAGGGGGGTGGTCCCGATGGACAGAGCTTCGCCAAGGACATGCTCTCCGGCGCGATGGACGCGCTCGGGTTCGATGGCGAGATTTTCAGTAACCCCATGGATTGGGGCATCTGGAAGCTATTCACCGGGGGCGCAAACTACCTCGGCAGCTTGGCGAAGAACGCCTTCGGCGGCCCGCAGAGGGGCAACTTCCCAGGCCTCGCCGGAGGCCCACTCGGCGGCGATGACGGCGGCCTCAGCGGCATGAGCTTCGGGGACGGGGGAGGCATCTCGTCAGCTGGCGACACCATCGCGTCAGTGCTCCCGCAGGTTAGCGACTTCTTGCCCAACAGCCAGACGCAAGCACCGCCGAGCGTCGATCAGTCGATCAACATCACCGGGAACGTGGGAATGGACCCAGCCGCACTCAAATCTGAGATTCACACCGAGCAGAACGCTCGCTCCCGCACCTACGCGTCAGGACTCCCGCGACCGTGAGGTTCATCCGGCAAGCGGAGATGGCGGCCTACGACGTATGGGAGAAGCTGCCACCCCGCTTGCAGGGGTTGGAGACCCGCGTCATCTACATCACCCCGGACGGGTACCGCTACGACCTGCACGGCGGTGTCCTCGCTGGCCGGCAGGGCGTACACCTCGCGGAGGAGATCGAGGGCGAGCACCACTGGCCTTTCGAGCTGCTACTCAGCGAGGGCGCCTACGAGCTCGGAACGACGGTCGAGCGCGTCAACATCCTCAAGCGGGAGATCAACCTCGGGGTGAAGATCGGCGGGAAGGGCATCCCGTTCAACGAGTACCAGTATCGGATGGCCGAATCCCGTTGGTGGGCAGGGCAGGACGAAGAGCGTGACGGTTGGCTCGGTATCTACACGCGCTTCTCCGGCTGGAGGTGGATCAGGGTTCGGCCAGCCAAAACCGTTACCGGCTCGGTCAAGCGTGACCCCGTTGCATTCGGTAACAACTTCGCGACCTGGAACCTGACATGGCTCGCCCAGAAGCCGTACTACAGCAAGCCCTCGCTGTGGTCTACGTGGCAGAACACCCCGGCCAACGCCGCCCAATATGACGGCAAGGGTGAGGGGACCGTCGCCCTCGCGAACCGGGGTGAATTGAAGTCCTTCACGCAGTTCATCATTCCGCCCGGCAAGGCGTGGGTGGAGGACGGCGATACCGGCCGCATGGTGGAGCTGCCACTCATCACGCCGCAAGACGGCTACGTGCTCGTAGATACCGACCCCACACAGCGGACGCTCACAGCATCAAATGACCCGGTAGACAACATCTTCTACAAGATCGCACGCCAGTCCAAGATTCTGGACTTCTTCCTGCACGACCTCGCCGCCAGCGGTGAGCCGGTATGGAAGCGGTTCGACAAGCGGTTCATGGCGGCCATCGCCCCGAAAACCGTCGCGCACATCCGTGTCAAGCATTCCGATCCCAACGCCAAGATCACTGTGCTTCTGCCGCAACGCTATAAGAGGTCGCGTTAGGTGAGCAGTCTCCTCGACGGCGTCGATACCGGACTGGTAACGGCGCCGCTGGAGTTCACGCGCTGGATGAACGACCAGTTCAAACGGGTCATCGCTGAGAAGGAGAAGCCGGACCCCAGCGACCCGATGTCGCAGTTCCGGTACGTGAAGGGCCGCCGCGACATCATCGAGGCCTCCGCCCGGCAGCGCCCCATGCTGCGCCTGTTCGACAAGAACATGAAGCCTGTCGCCCAGATCGCGGGCGAGCGGATGGCCTCGGTCGAGGAGATGTGGTCCGACTCTGGACAGGCCAGTGTTGTTCTCCGGTACGAGAACTGGCTGACAGATTTCATCCTTCACCAGACCAAGATCCACGAAGACTTGCACCTGGTCGTGGACCCCAACCCGACGGCTCCGACATGGCGAACCCGATGGGGCGGGAAGATCACCGGGATCAACGCCAAGCGTGACAGCTCCGGCATTCACACGCTTGAGCTGGAAGCCATCAGTAACCGGCAGCACGCGAAAAACCTTCTGTTCGCGGCGAATCCGATTTTCCCGCCCGAGGTCCAGCTGCCGAAGATGTGGGTGCTTCCTGGCAACACCCGCACCATCCTGTCCGCCTCTATGTTTATCAACCTGGCGCGGCTGTTCTTCCCGCTGCTGTCGATCCCGACCAACATCTTTAACCCGTTCTCGTGGCTCAACGGTGGACTGACCGGTTTGGACCCGCTGTCGTGGCCGCTGCAAGTCGCGTTCGTCAACCCGCTGCTTGACCAATCCAGACTCTCGGT